AACCCAATCATCGTGTGTTTCATACTTATCTATAGGATCTAACGTATCCAAAGAAGCAAAAAAACGCCACGGTGTTTTTAAACCATTAATATAATGTTCGGCTGTATACATAAATTCATTATATATAGTGGTAATTGCGTTAAAATACTCCGTGGGTGTATGCGAAGTCGGTAAATCAGTTATTTCTATTAATGTTGATTTCCTCGCTTTATGTTTAACTAAAAATAAATTAAATAATAAATCTATATTATTTTCTAAAATTGTTCCATTTGATCTATTTATAAAATCCATACTATACTAATATATTATTTATCCAATTATCTTTATATTTCCATCTTTTATGCAACCATTTTTTATCATTTATAATATCACTTAATTTAAATTCTTCTATAGTTACATTTATATCAAGATTATGTTTTGATAAAGCATCTAAAATATTTAATTCCCCTTCCACCCTTTTTTTACCAGACGTGTATACAGCTGTAATATCATATACATATTTTATATTTTTATTAAAAGATTCTAGTAATAGGTGATATATACCTATTTTAGGTATTAATAAATGTTTATAGTTATTTTCTTGATTTTTTTTTTCGTCACTATATATAATTCCTTCTGGAAATAATATTATTTGTACACAATCCTTTGATTTTTTCCATACATTTACAATTTTTTTTAAACTATTTAGATCCTTTTGTAAATTTTTAGATAAGAGCAGAGACCCATGTATTTTAAGTGTTTTGTTTTGTATACTCCTAGTAGAAATTCTAGATATAGTTCTAATATCATTCCAACTAAAATTATTATAAACTAATAATTTACTTAGAATAAAATTATCTAAAATAGAACTATGATTCATAATAATTAAATTCATTTTCTGTTTTTTAATTTTAATAGGATTATTTAAAATAATACTACTATAAATATTAATATTTTTAGATACTACATTCATCCTATATAAATAATTTTTATACCATTTCTTTTTCATAGTTGTTGAATTTTTATAAAAATACATTAAAAAAGGTGTTAAATAAAGATATAGATATGTGGAAAAAAGATTTACTATAATATATATTTTATTTAAATAATAGAATAACATAATTATATACTATATGAATTAATTATTTATATAGATTTTAATTAATTCACGAATATATACGTAATTAGTAGACACTTAATATAATTATTAAGAATAATTATATTAATAAGAATAATTGTGGAAAACCAATAATGCAGTATAAATCTAAATATATATGAACTATTAGTAAAGAAAATAAACGGAATATATTTTTAACAACGTCCAAAACAATACAATATGACATATTACTAAACAATGCTTGATTCAGTTATACTATTAATTGGGGATTGTTCTGAGAAATCGTTATTCATTTCTGGTGTTTGAGTAGATTTTAAATATTTATTTAATGTTCCATCTTGGGTCTCAGTAAAAAATTTATCGTGTTTTATTTTAGTATTAGAAAAACAACAACAATTAGAGGTAGATTTATACTCATTATTGGGAACTTGTTTAAATTCTGTGATGGTATTAATATCCTGATTTACAAATTTTTCCTCCAAATAAAGATTTTTATATTTTTGTTTATAATAAATAACATCTGTAAATTTCATAATAGTATCAAAATTCGCCCGTATCGATATATAATTATCGAATATTTCAGTTTCATAATTTGAAACTAAATTATTCCAAGTATCTAATGTTTCAGTAGTAATATCAAAATTCTCTACAGAATCTAATGTTTTAATAAATTTATTTATTATAAATACGTGGTTCTCACGGCACTTCGATAATTCTTCTTTTCGTTCTTCTAACTTTAAAAATCGTAAAATAGCCATAACTAATCCTATATATGTTGCTAATATAATAGGTATAATATTCCAAAATTTATTTTCTAATTCATAGTGAGTTTTTAGAGTTTCTATGAATGTTATTACTGTCGATATTATAATAACACTTATTTGTACAATATTTATTTTAAAATTTAAATTATCATACTTAAATGATAAAATTGCTTTATTTTTTTTAGTGTGTCTACGTAAATCTTTTAAACGGTGTATTAATTTCTGTTGTTTAGTTTTTTCTTTAGTTACAGGTTCCATTGTATTTTATTTATTATGTTGCTTTTATATGTATATTATAGTAAACAAAATATATTATAATATTATAATGATTAAATACAGAGAATCAGAATTTGGATATTATTATAAAAAAATAAATAATAAAATAACTAGAATCTCTAGAAAAGAATATTTAAAAAATACTCAAACAGGTGGAACAGATGTACCTATATGTATTGGATGGAAATATGTAACGGGAGAAGGACCAACTGATTCTAAATTTCCATTTAGGTCATTTTGGTTATTACCTAATACAAAGGGATTTACTAATATTTATGGTGTTAAACTGAGATATATACCAGTCTATATATCGTCTGGAAGTAACACGCCTTTATCATTTATACCATTACCTTTTCATGGATTTGTATCAATTATTCAAAACGATATACTAATAGGATTTATACTAAAATCTAATTTTTTTTCAGAACCAACACTTTTTAGCGGTAAAACCTATAGTTATATTAAAAAAAATATACCATATATAGAGGATATTTTTAATAGAAATACAAGTGGGTCAGATATTGATGATACAGATATTAAATCTTTCATTAATAAATGTAGAAGTATAATGGGAATTAAACCATTTAATAATATTTTAAAAGCAGATTTATCTAAAATAAAAGATAAATTAGGTTCTCTATTATATTATGAAAATATAACTCAATTTTTAGAAGAAATAGTTGGTGTTCATAAACAACTGCAGGATGGAGCGTTAGTATATGTGGATAAGTATAAATCAATGAAGGATACCCACGGGTCTGGTGAAGATTTTATTGAACACGTATGTCGTACAGAAATTGGCGATAAATTAGGATATACGCTCATTAATAATTTAAATGATTTAAATCCAATAATTTCTACAAATAACGCATCCATATTCTTATCTATTGTTAAAAATGAAAAATTTAATACATTATTTGATTACTTAAAAAATCATATAATAGCCGTAAAAAAACTCTCTAACAATGATCTACTTAGACTTATAGAAAAATTATATCCAAGATCCACAAATGGTATAAAACTTAATATAAAAACTATAATAAAAAATCTAACTCGAATACCAACCCATAAATTAGAACAGATATTATATTCATATAGAATAGACGATATTTATGAAATTTTACTCACTCATATATGTAAATAATTCTAAATTATATCAACGAATTTTGCCAATTAATAAGGTCGTCGTGCAACTCTTCTTCACAATCTGTAAATCCTTTCACGCGTTTAGAATAACTTTGTATTATAATTTCTTTCCAGTTATCTATCTCCATTTCTGTCCAATATTCTGTCCCGACATTCATCCAGTCCTCATAGTCAGGAAACATATCCACTTCATCACCACGTTCAAACATTTGGACAAAAAACGGATACACAGAACCTCCATTTGAATATATAACTTCTTTCCAATAAAAACTTAAATCATCTATATCTTTAATATTTTCATCCACTAGAAAATAAAACACCGCCATATCTAATCGTTGTTCCTGTACATCGATTGCTATTTCTAGATCATATCCATTTTTATCACTATAGTTGGAATATCCATGTAAATATTTGGAATATATGTTTGTTATTTGTTCCTTTATATACTTATCATCACGATATTGGATATTATCTATACACTTCTTTTTTACTAAATTATAAAATAATTCTCGGTCATTGTCTTCAATCCATTTAATAAACTGTTGTCTAGTTTTAATTCTAAAACTAACAAGTGTGTTAAATGTTGCTTGATAAAGATTCATTTACATTAAAAATAGTTAAGACGGTATTTATCAAATTTATTGATCTAAATTGATATAATTATTTAAAATATGATTGTATTAATCAATATTATTATATTTATATAATAATATGGATGCTAATAAAGATACTCATTTAATAAAGTATTTTACACGTAATCTTAAAAGAATAGATAAAGATTATACAGTAATAGGTTCTGAAGCGGATGGGTGTGATCAGTATGGCATTAAATATTGGGTAGAATGTGATAATGGATGGAGTGGTAGAAGTTGGAATTTAAGAGAAGCCATTAATAAATCAGTTGATTCATTATTTAAAGATATAGAAAACAATGGGTATCAATATAAGGGAACTACTTATTATTATAATAAAAATAGTATTAATAGTGTGAGAACTAACTTAATTACATTGATAAATTATTAATTTTTAGTCTTCGATTATTTATCATTGACTGTTTTAATTGTCATTCACTATTTTTATTTTCTACTATCTTTGTTAATTTTTTTATATTATTATTAAGTTCTTCTATTTTTAATTGTTGATCTGTGTACAACTTTCTCATATCCGATTCATCTATTTTATCAACATCATATTTTATTAGTTTTTGATTGTTATACATTAGATACAGATATAGGTTATATACACCATAGGTTGTATTTTTAAGGACCCAAAATCCTCCCCCCAAAGTTATATCTAATGCTAAATTAGTCAAAAAAAAAAACATTATTTAATTAATATAATATAATATTTAAACTATATATTTAAATATTATTTATTTAAAATGGCATATTAAAATTATTATAATAAGTTAAGCTTACTAATATATTAAATCTAATCTAATATATTAACTCTTATCTAATATTTGGATAAATAATTTATTTATCTACTGCATTTTATAAAAAATTAAAATTTTATGAACCAAATGCCGCATCCCAGACCTTATGAGTCCAAGCACCAACTGGTTCGCGATTAATTACTGGATCAACTGGTTCGCGATTAATTACTGGATCAGAATCACTACCTAATAAAGTATCTACAGTTCGTTGGTAGTCGTCAACATTTAATTTACCACCATTTGCGGTAAGTTTATTAACTTCACCCATCATACGACGCTGATGCTTTTCAGTTTGAGCACCACTCATATCATAATCAAGCACGATATCGGCAGCTTGATCGGAATTATTTGAGGCCCACTCCCAACCTTTCATACTTGCACGCAAGAACCGTGCTGCTTTATCAACAAAAGCAGGGTCACTTAGATTTTCTTCTAAGACATATAAACCATCTTCAAGTGTTGAGACACCTTGCTCATCATACGGGAAGACCACTAGCTCATCGGCTGAAAGTCCACCATCTATAACCTGCCAATATTCATTGTAAGACATTGTTGAGACGCAATCTGCTTGCTTTTGAAGAATAGGCTCTACCCCCCAACCTTGCTTCATTACTGTCACGCCTCCAGCACTTCCATCAGTTGCCATATTTGGCTTACTCATCCAACTCAGGAATGGATACTCGTTACCGTAGAACCAAACTGCCATATTTAGCTTACTCATCCAACTCAGGAATGGATACTCGTTACCGTAGAACCAAACTGCTAGAGTCTTGTCTGCGAAGTCAGAAGGCGAGGATATTCCCGAATCTTTACGGCATGTCAGCATCATTCCAGAGCTTTTAAATGGCTGTGCTATATTTACAAGATTAAGCCCTTTTTCTCTAGAGGCCAAAGCTGCTGGCATCCACTCAATTAGAATATCAGCACCGCCGCCTGCAATAACTTGAGGAGGTGCAATATCTGGACCACCTGACTTAATAGTTACATCTAAACCTTCATCATCATAGTACCCATTTTCCAACGCAACATAATAGCCCGCAAACTGCGCCTGAGTTACCCACTTTGTCTGCAAAGTAAACTTATCACCTAAACTTGATGATTTTGTATTTTTGGTTTTAAATAATAATGACGATAAGCCCGCAAGAGCTAATATTTGTAAATTTTTTTTTTTACCCATTTCTATATATAATATACATATAAAAAAATTACACTAAAAAATTCAGAAATTTGTTTTTGTGTAAATAGAACCATAATTTATTTAAACTTATTACTTAAAGTTTCTATATTAGCTTTATTATGTATTTCCATTATTTGTTTTTCCATTATCTTCAATGTTCCAAAATCCTCCCAAAAATTATATCTAATGCCAAATTATTCAAAAAAAACATTATTTAATTAATATAATATTTAAACTATATATTTAAATATTATTATATATTCAAATTATAATCAGTGTCGTCTGAATCAGAATCAGATTCGGAGTCGGAATCAGAGAATTCTTCTACTTTAGCATATTTTTTATTTCTTTTTTTATCGGCAATCGGTGTTGTTTTAAACCATTTAGTTATTTCGACACTCTTTGTCCGCTCGTTTTGTAATGTTCGAAGAAAATCACCAAATAATAATTTCCCAGCTTCTTTTTGTTTCTTTTCTAATACTTTCTTAGTAGCTTCTAATCTATCATTGGCGTTAAGTACATAGCCTTTAACATTCTTATCCTTAATATCTTTTAAATATTTTTTCATTAGTTTATCATAATCGGTATTTGCCCTATAATTAGGTATATCTTCTAAACATAATCCATATATTTGACACACGGGCTTCATAATTTGATTGGTGATATAAAATTCATAATTAGGTTTTAAACCATTTTGAACTATAAATTCAGGGTTTTCCATTTTATCTCCCTGCAAAATTTTCCCAGTAAATTTCTTCTCATCAATTTCTATATAAACATAAGGTATTCTATCATTTACTTGTGGCTTATTACCTGGATCCCTGGCACCCATTCTATCCGCCAATACTTTATGAGCTTGTCTATCCGGATCCTTATAGAAAGAAGCTAATGTTTTACTTATAATTAACGCATCTAATCCATACTTACCATTAATTAAATTATTCAGCGTCATTTCTAAAAAGTCAATAGATGGTTTAATTTTAGTTGTTTTCATAATAATATCAATTATACCTCCAAATATAACTTTAACAATAGGGGCGTTATCTCTTCTTTTTGTGACAATTCCCATAGAGGTTTGTTTAAATTTATTAACATCGAATTCATACTTATTTCCAACATAACGTTTTTTGGTAAACAGGATAAACGGCCAAAATGTCTTTTCATACTCTAAATCCTGTGGTGCCATTAATTTTGTCTTAATACCTTTTTCGGCAACTTGTGCTAATCGAATTGTTTCTTTTAGCGCATCTTTACCAATAAGTTTTTTACCTTCATTATCTCTACAATCAAACTTGATAAAGACACTATCAGTATCTCCATACACCGTTTCATTCTGAAGAAAAATTTTTTCACCATTATCTAATATTTTCTCAAAATTAGAATTATCTTCACAATAATTTTGGGCAATCTCCAATTGTTGTCTCCCTATAGATGTTGTAGAAGCAGCAATTTCTTTATAGTATAGGTCACCAATACGAGCCCCAATTTGTCCATACAATGAATTTGCGGTAATTTTAAAAGCAAGTTGTAAACCATCTAAAATATTTTTCTCAAATTTAGAATAAGTATCTTTAGTACTTATAATAGCATCCTTATCTATATTAATGGATAATTCAGGATTTTTAATAGTCACTGTAGAATTTTGTTCGGTTAAAATCCCCGAGTAAGATTTATTATTTTTAAGCAAAACCGTTTTATATTTAATTTTCTGTCTAGTCGACTTTCTAGCACTTAATAAATGTTCTAATGTTTTTGGTATTAAGCCCTTTTCTTCTCCACATCTTACAAATCGAACCGTTTTTATACCACTTTGTTTTTTCTCTTTAATTGCTCCACTAGGAGTTTTAATAATATCAAACGTATCATATGACACATCATAATATGTGTATCCTAATTGTTCTAATCTTTTAGCACCCTCATCTCCTAACCATTTTTCATCTTCACATAATGTTTCGTGTGATAAATTCCCCATAATCATTGAGTTGGGATATAATGATGCGTAATCTAATACCGCTACTGGATCCTCACTATATATCCCAGGAATCGGTGGTAAAACAACCGCGCCTTCGAAACTTTCATCACTAAATGTACTTTTATATAAATAGGGAAGCAAATAGCTTTCCTTGCGAAGAATGTTTGATACTAAACTTAAAATTTTAACACCTTGTCCCCGATGTATACTCCAGCTTAAAGGTATTAAACATACATTCGCCATTCCAATACTATTTGTAATTAATTCTAATTTTAATAATAATTCGATACATAAAATAACATCCATCATACAATATTTTGCAATAATATATCTATCTTTAGAGTTTCCTTTTTGTAATCTGAAAATATCTTGTGGAGACACATCATCTTTCCCTAAACACCATATAAATGTTTTATTAATAATATCAAAATCTATGGTTTCATCTATAGAAAATGTATTATTTTCGATATCAATACTTTTAATCTCAAATTTTTTCCCATCCATATATTTATTTTCTAAATACCCATCTTTCTCTATAAAAACGATATAATTCCCTATATTTAATCCTTTTAGATTATCGGTCGCAACAATACTATTATTTATACCATTCCGTATATCTTTAATGCCCCCCTGGATAAATTCAGAAGATACATTATCTAATTTGTAGGAATTAAGATTATAGCCTTTCTGAACTAATTTATAAATATCCAGCTGTGTTCTTCCTGGAATATTCACATATTTAACTGTTATTAATTCTCCAACAGAAGATTTCTCTTGCCTCTCTTTTAATTCACATTTATAATCTCGTAATTTACTTAAATCATTAAATTGTTCGTCGATTCCCAATTCATATGCTCTATTAAATAACCAAGGTGTATCAAAATTATCTATGTTATATCCGGTTATTATTTCAGGATCTTCACTAATAATTAAATTTTTAAATGCTAACAATAAATCTTTCTCATTCGAAAAACTGACAACTTTAGTATCTTTAATACTATCACAAGAACCCAATGTATACATAATATTTCGATATGGTTTAAACTCACCATAATTTAATAAACTAACACCTATTTGTATTGTTTTATCTCCCTCTACCAAAGGTAAATTGGTATTTAATACTTTGTTAATTTTACCAATAGATGTATTTAATAATTTATTTTTTTCTAATGTTTTTATAGTGGCATTATAAGTGACTAAATGTTTAGATACCTCTAATGCTACCCTATCTAATGCCTTTGACTCGGGATTATTTGATTTTATATACACTTTGCTAATAGTAATATTTTGGTGTTTTTCTAGATAAAACGCCGATTCTAAACATTTTTTAACAAATAGTTTTTTATTTTCTATAATCTCCTTTTTACCTAATTTATTTAGTCTTTCGTGCTCGTGTACTATTTCACGAGCTAATTTTAAATAATCTTTTATAGCAAGAGGAAAATCTCCGTGACTAGAATCACATTCTATATCATATGCTAATACTTTTATTTTTACATTTGTTTCCTTCGAATTATATTTTACATTATTCCATCTGGTTTCAATATTAATATCACTGTGCGTAATATTGCTTGCAATATCATATTTATTGGCAGGAATTGTAATCCACCCAACTGGTTTAATATCCCGATGATGAATAAATCTTAACATAGGATCTATCATATTTTCATATAAATCAAATACATAATATTTTTTAGTAATACCAGGTATAGGAGGAACGTGACGAGGTAACACGCTTGTATATTTATTTTCTTCTTTATCCCATATTTTCTTCTGAAATATATTAATACACTGTCTCATCGCATTCATATTTTTAAAAACTAAGCGCACAAACTTAAATTTCTTTTTATTTGTAAATCCTCTAAATTTTAATTTTTTATGTAACGTTAATCGCAGCAAAGAGTCGTGATATTTATACCATAATCCTCCCCCATTAGCACGTGGATTATCTCTACTAGGTTTTGGATCTTTAATCCATTCTTCTAAGAGTTTTAATTTTGATTCGGTAAAATTATCGGGGACTTTAATGTAAAAATAAGGCGTAAAATCGTTAACGATTAATGAATACGTTTTATTATTTAGATCTTTTCCAAATATAATAATTCTATATTTACTTTTATCCATTTGTTTTTTAGGTTGTTCATCGGAGTCAGTGCTGCTTGTATCATCTAATGCTTCATAGTTATCAGTATACCAATCAATTATTTGAAATTCTATAGATTTTTTATTATCAGGGTTCATAAGAACTAATCGTATTTAATTTTTAATATTGTATTTAATTAATCAAAATTTTTAATAATTAATCAATATTATTTTCTGTTAAATTAGTAAGTATGAATGAATTTGTTAATATTATTATTATATCTATTCTTATTTTATCATTTTATATATATTATGAATCTAAATATTCTGAACTAGAATATGTTAAATCCGTCATTGATAACGAATTATATTTAGTTAGAAATCGAGATGATAAAGATAAAGCCGCCAATACTCTAGCAAAAATAAAACAAAAATTGAGTAAACTGGTACAAATATTAGAAATCACCGAGGGAAATAAAGAAAAAGTTCAGCGATTAGTACAAAAATTTAATCCTAAGCGAATTAGTGAGTCAGTATCTGGTACAAATACAACGTCTTATTCTATTAATAAAGGTGAAAAAATAGTTTTCTGTATTCGAACAAAAGATGCTAATGAGAAATTGATAAAATTTAATACAATAATGTTTGTAGCAATTCATGAATTGGCACACGTGATGACACTATCTATAGGACATACCGAAGAATTTTGGAATAATATGAAATATTTACTAAAACACGCTATTAAACATGGTATTTACATGAAACAAGATTTTAAAAAAAAACCTGAAAAATATTGTGGGACAACAATAACAGATAGTCCGTTACAATAGATTAAAAATGTAGAATATATTTTAAAACTAATAATTTAATATATTAATTAATATTATTAGTTTTAAAATATTATATTATAATAATGATAACCGATAAAATAATAGACACTGTTTGTAAAATTTCAGTAGAAGATAGTAAAAAAACTATTTATCCTATAAATGAATTAAAAAAACATAATAATTTATCAATTATTACTTTAGATAGATTTGTAGAAACCTACGAAAATGAAATAGCAGATTTTATAGATAACCAAACTTTAGAACTAAATGAAGAAGATGATTTAATAAATAAGGTTATTGCTCGTGAATTAGCCTTTAAATGTTTATATTTTAATGAAAAGTATAAATATGGGGATTATAATGTTAGTGATGATTATATTTACGATATACTACAAGATTATTTTGATAATAACGAAGAGTTGCATAATATAATTTTAGCGGTTGATACATCTAAAAGAACAAGTTATATATCACCTGCTATAAAACAGTCTATAAGAACAAAATCTAGTAAACAAAAACGACGGTTGCTTGGAAGATACAGTTATGATAATCCATTTCATAGAGTTCACGGTTTTTTTATTACCAAAGACAACCCGTGTAAATGTCCACCCACTATCATAATATCAAAAAAAAAATATACACCTAAAATTATATCATTAAGTGTCATATGTGCGAATCCATTTTCATCTAAATCAGGTATAAAGGCGGTTGGTTCCTATTTATTATGTTTTTTTCTCTATTTATATAAATTTTTAAACTATGATTATGCTATATTAGAAGTAGCAAATGATCATGCTATTATGTCAGATTATTTAGAAGAGGAAGATTATTTAGAAGAGGATCTTTATGAATTGACAAACATAGAACTACAGGATATATTGATTGATTTTGGTTTAAGTAAAACAGGTACTAAAGATAAATTAGTAAAAAAAATATTAGAGTATCAAGAATTAGAAGAATCTAAACGATGTAGTTTATCCTATGAAGAAAGACTTAAAAAAGAGGAAGATATTGATGAGGATGAATTAGATGAATACAGTTATGGCGGTATTAACTATCATCAAGGTAGGGATGAACAGAGTAATTTATACTGTAATTTTTATGAAAAAGCAGGGTTTAAGGAGGATCCTGATATTAATACTAAATGGAATTGTTTTGCAAATATACCATATCCTTGCATGAAATTAGATTTTAAAAAAAAATCATTTAAATGTATTGCGGATAGTTTTTTAAATAGAACATGGACGCAAACTCCAAGTGTATTATGTGATAAAGGAGTTAAAACTATAAGTAAACACTGTTAATATACACATTTTTACTATTTATAATTTTATATAGGTTATTATGTATTTTTAAAATGTATAGTTTATTATGTATTTTTAAAATATATTAATACTATTATGTTTAAAAGTTTAAGATCGAAAAAAAAGGATGACACACTAACAAATATACATTCTAAATTAAAAATACGGTATGGTAGTTTTAATGAAGAAATACCTGAACAGAAAATGGTTGTTAAATATTTAACTGGAAATGAGAAAGTTTTAGAAATTGGTGGAAATATAGGAAGAAATTCATTAATTATCGCATCTATTTTAAAAAATAATGATATGGTTACATTAGAGAGTGATAAAAATATATCAAAAAAATTAATTAAAAATAGAGATTTAAATCATTTTAATTTTCACGTAGAATGTTCGGCATTATCAAATAGAAAACTAATTCAAAAAGGTTGGAATACTATACCAAGTGATACATTGAAAAAGGGATATAATTGGGTTAATACTATTACTTTAGATAATTTAAAAAATAAATATAATATAGAGTTTAATACACTAGTGCTCGATTGTGAAGGCGCGTTTTATTATATTTTAATGGATATGCCTGAAATATTAAATAACATAAAGTTAATTATTATGGAAAATGATTATACTGAGATATACAAAAAAAATTATATTGATACTAAATTAATAAAAAATAATTTTATAAGAGTTTATGTAGAAAAAGGTGGGTTTGGGCCTTGCTTTAATAATTTTTATGAAGTATGGAAAAAAAAAATATTTAACCCGACAGACATTTAAAATGTCTCCTTATTTTCGAATAAATATAAAAAAAATCTTTATTAATAGTATACATACTATGATTATTAATAAGAGTAAAATCGCATTCGTAACTGGATACATTGGTCAAAGTCCAACTTCTATTCCTAAAATAAGTAAAAATGTTGATTCATATTTCATAACAAATAATAAAAAAATATCTGACAATTTAATTAAAAAAACGTTTTTACAAAAATTATCGCGATAAATAATGTAGAAGTTATAAATTCACACGATTCATCGCATAATTACCTAAAAAATAGTATGAATTCTAAGACGTTAAAAGTTTTCCCTCAAACTTTTTTAGAAAAACAATATGATTTTGTTGTATGGTATGATAACAAGTTTTGTATAAATGTAGACGATACAATTCGTATTATTAATTCTTGGAATAATAAACACTCTTTAATGTTGCATAAACATCCGTTCATTAATAATGTAGAAGAAGAATTTGCGGTATCTATGAATCAATCTAGATATGTTTATGAAAAAGAAAAATATATAAAATATATAAATGATTGTAAAAAAATAGGATTAGTTGACAACTATATGTTTCATTCACAAACTAGCTACATTATTTATAATCTAAATCATAGAATGACAACAAAACTCCAACGAGAATGGATGTATAATATCAAAAAATGTGGAATACAGTGTCAGATTTCCTTCAATTTATTTGACAAAATTACGAAGACTTTATTGGTGAATATAAATATTATATTTATACGACCAGACACAGCATATCCATCCAAGCCATCAGAACCGCCATAAAACAACAAGCAATACTATTTTTAGTAAATATACTCTTGTATGTACTATAAATAGTAAAGGAATTGTTGGATGGGAATTGTATAAAAAAAGGTGGAATGAATTATGAAAGGATGGTCTCTTTTACTGATAAATACAAAGATAATGCAATAATTATGGATAATGCTGGCTCACATAAAAGTAAAGATATCAAAAATAAATTAACAGAATCTGAAAATCATTTGCTATACAGCGTTCCCTATCGCCCAAAAACGAACGCAATTGAAAGTTTTTCCAGTCAACTCAAACATCATTTTGATACAGAAAACAAATCTATAACGTATTCAAATTTGAAGACATCTGTTAAAAATCTATGAAAAATGTGAAGAAAGAACATTATAAAAATTATTTAAAATATGATTATTAAAATAAAGCAAAAGTTATAGCTATACATAAATACTCTACTAGACGGAGAAATCCTAAAATTTATAAGAAATATTAGTCACATATCTTATTGCACAATAAGATATGTTTAATCTCATTTAAATTATATAAGTTATTCGTTATTGGAAAAAACCAATGATTTTTTAAAAAAAAATCATAATTCAAATATAATTGCTTAATCCGAATGTAATCCTTATTTCTAATTATGTTAAATAAACTTAATACTTTGTATATATACATTTCAATAGTTCTAAAAATATAAAACAATATTGGATTATTAAAATTTAAGAAAAATTTGTTATAAATTTGTAATGCCTTAAAAAAACGAACTCCTTTCTTTGATGTTACCATTATGTATTTTTCATGAGTTTCTAAAGATTTTAATATAGTTTTTGCAACAATATCAACCGGAATAACATTATTATAACCTTTCTCATTAATTATTCTGATAAATGGTGTTTTTATTGTTTTATGAATTGCCAATGGACCAAACTTACATGTATGTTTTCCATTAGTGGATATAGATATTTGACTAGGTCTAACAATTACGAAATTGTTTGATAACTTCACCAATAATGACTCTGTTAATATTTTTGAGTATATATAAGTATTATGTACGTGATATTTATTTTTTGTCATTTTTTTAATATCTTCCCAATTTAACTTTTCAGATAATATTCTTTTCATAATATCAATCGGACAATAATCAACTTGTATAGGTAAATTTGTATGTTGTATATTTGGTTCATATACATATGCGGTTGATATAAAAATAATTCGTAGCTTTTTGTGGGTTTTATATTCAATTAATCTATTATAAATAGGCAAGACATTTTCGTGAACTGTATTTTTTATATCTGTATTAAAGGAAACCGAAAATGCACATAATATTATAATTGAAGTATCAGATGGTATAAACTCACTCGGTTCAATAAAAGAACATTTATTCTTATTTTTAAAAAGTTGAATAAACCTTTCATTGCCTGAAAAACCTTTTTTTTCTCTTATAGGACAATATATTTTTGAGATAGAATCTTGTTTATGAAACACATCTACTATACATTTACCCAAAAATCCTGAACTACCAGTTAAATAAATATTTACCATATATATATTATATTCGGACATTTTAATCCTGAAAGTGTTATTTTTTTCTTTAGTAATTAAAATAATGCTGTAATCACAGTCTTTTTTTGTAAATGAACCAGAAAATTCTTCTTCCTGTTCTCATAAATCCTCATCATATTTTTATAGTATAGGCTGTGTTATATGCACCAGTGCCTAATTTTTTTCCTAATTTATTTTTACAACTATTTAAACTAATATTTTGAGCGCCTGACCCACCTATTTTACTAGCACCTATTTTATTAGCATTTAACTTATATAAATATTTAAATGCTAATAAATCTACCAAGTTTAGAAGTTATATTTAACCTTCGATTTGTTTTTTGAGTTAATAATTTTAGAATACATTTATATATAGAACTATGATAATTATATATTATTTAATAATATTATAAAGAACACGGCAACTTAGATACTCTTACAAACTTTTCATTCATTACACATCCATCTAAAGTCAGCCACATACGTCTATTAAAAAATGAACATATTAATAACCATAGTTCCACTGCTAAATGATAGTGTAAAAGGTCCTGTTCTATAATCCTATTTCTAATTAACCACATTATCCATACAGCATTTCTAACAGATGGAGCGGTATTATGATGGTTATATATCGACCAGATTTGATGTGAATATTTTATATAGGTATATACACTGCTACATATATCGTCATTCGAACGACACAAATAATGTGATCCATACGGAACTTCTTCTTCGAGTATAGAACACACATTTAATATTCTATTTATGTAAAAATTATTATGTAAAACACCTAACATTAATAACTTTGATATTATTTTATGTTTTTCATAATAATTTTTGGTACAACCTCCACATATTAGTTCGAACGGTGTCTCATTTTTTTTATTACACCTATTTAAAATACATTTGTTATCTACTAAATAATTAAATTTTTTATCTAAATCATTATTATTATACTTAAATATACACCATACTAAACTATGTAACAAATAATCTCCATTATTATTAACCGGCTTATGTATATCTGCTCCTAGTATTATTAAATTATTAATTTTTTCCTCATTAAATCCTTGTTTAGAAAATTCTTTTTCTAATAAAGTTTGTATGTTAAACATTTTTATATAATAATATATATAATTTTAAATCATATTTATTATTAAACTATAATATTTATTATTAAACTATATTATTTATCAGTAAACTATATTATTTATCAGTAAACTATATTATATATATATATATATATATATAGTATGACTAAACAATTAGAAGTTCTTTTTAGTGGTTGTTCGTGGGGATGTGTATTTTATATTGGTTGTATACGGGCATTATACGAAATCACTGATTATAACCATTGTAAAATAATATCTACGTCTTCTGGGTGTATTGCTGCTATCTCATTTTTATTAAACAAAGATATATCTTTTATAACTAAACTATATAAAAAAATGAGCTTAAAATGTCGAAAAAATGTTACCCCTATAGGAAAAATGTCTGGATGGCTGAAAGAAATTCTAACTAAACTAATTGATGACGATAAAGCTGCCATTTTTTTAAGTAATAGATTAACAGTTGTATATACTGACTTTCCTAGGATGAAATCTATTTATATAACTAAATTTAATAATAAGGAACATTTGATTCGTATATGTTTAGCATCGTGTTTTATACCATTTTATTTTACTGAATTAATAGTGTTAAATAAATTATCTATTGGAATAGATGCTGGATTTATAAATAAATATGCTACTTTATCTGAATCTACTATTTGTTTTGGTGTGGATAATTCTTTAAAGTATAATACTAAATTAGATATACAAAACTCTATTAAAATATCGAAATTTATCCCAATGAATAATTTGGAACAACAAAAAGCAATAAATAATGGATATTATATAACAAATAATTTTTTTAAGAAAGGTATTCATTCCTCTGTTAACTAGTATTAATTAATAAGAAGATGATCATAGTAGTTTGGATTTAGTAGATTAACACTTTCTAAATATTTTTCACTAAATTCATTTATTGCTAATTGTAATATTTCACTGAACATATCTAATGATTTAACAATGGTTTTTCTACCTTTTTTTGTTGTTATATCTTTATTAGATGCTTCATCTATTAAGAATTGTAATTCTTGATCATCTAATGTTAAATTATAGACCATACTTAATCTCATTTTATATTCATCTATTTGATTCATCATATCTATATATGCGTTATCTGCTATAATTTCTTCTCCTATACTATCCCAATTTTCTAACATTAATACAATTGTCTCTATTTCTGCGTTAATTTGATATAATATAGACGCTTCTGATGAAAAAAGAGGGTATAATTTTTCAAGAACAGACGTATCGTTAAGAGATACCGCCAATGCCCATAATCGTTTTGCCATTTTAAGTGGTTGATATGATGTACCTTGTCCATAATGTTTTAAATCTTTAACAATTCTTTCTTTATAATTTGTGAGTGAAGGTGATATAGTATTCTCAACCCCATTGGTATCAAAATAAGAGAGTAAGAAGAAATTCGTAATTTCTGTATACCTATTATCAACTTGTCCCCATAAATCTAATTTAGTTATTGTTTCTTCCTTTAATGCTTCACTTAATTTAAGTAAGACTTTGTTCGCACCTTTTCCAATAAATTTTTGACCACTTATTAATTCATCTAAAGACCATCTAATAACTCTAAAACGTTTAATAAATTTTTCTAATTTTTCCCAGGATTTTCTACTAAAATTTTTAGTAATATATTTAAAAGCAGTGTTTAAATCATCAGATGTTAACAATCCCTTATTAAATAGTTCTTTTAAATATTTTATTACCTTAGTGCGATTATATCCTACTACTTTATCATAAGCATTAATATCTCCTATATTAATATTATATCTATTATCTAAACCAGCTTTAAAATCTCCTAAGTAAACTTTAGGAGTATTTTTAATTTTATTAGCAATTTTCCGAATAGATTTGGACACATCTATAACGACATCTTCTAATGAACAACAATTTACGATTGGTTCCATAATATCAATATCTCCTGGATATCTTGCAACTTTAAATTTTTGACTACCTACTGGATTAATATCTTCTTGGATAGTTACTAAATTAATTAAATCTTTTGTTTTTTTTGAGTAACTATTAGGATTTCTATATTGTAAAACATTAAAATTATTTTTTTTATCATTTGATGTGTTGATTGTATAATATAAAGCCATTCCACTTAATAACGCTATATCCATATTTATTTATATTAGATATTAATTTAATTTTATTTATTAAATTAATAATTCTATTATAATTTTAATAAATAATTCTATTATAATTTTAATAAATAATTCTATTATAATTTTAATAAATAATTCTATTATAATTTTAAATTCTCGGTATAAATAGGTATGTTTTTATTTATAGTTCTAATTAATTTTATAGAATTTTTAAAATCATCTTTCGTTGCACCTTGTTGGCAATCTTCGTGTATAATTAGTATTATATTTTGAGGATTATGTAATTTTATAGACATTTTAAGATATTTAATACATTCTGTTAAGTTGCCTCCACCTCCAGGTATTAAAATTAAATCATAGTCTCAAAAATTTAAATTATATGATTTTATTGTTTGATATATTTTACCTTGAAATCTATAATCTATACAACCTATTATAACAGATTTAATCATTTAATATTAATGACCGATATAATATATACATTTAATATAGTGTTAATTTTAAATATATTTAATATAGTATTTATTTTAAATATATTAATTACTAATAAAATTTCTATAATAAATTAATTATTAGTATTAATTTGATTAATTATCTAATAATTAATAATTAATAATTATGGATAGATATGTTCTATTAATTTTTTTATCACATATAGATTGGTATATTACAACTATTAACCATCCTTATACTAATTTAGAAAAAAACATTATTAAATGTATGAATGAATTATGTTATAATTTAGATAGTAACTATTTTAGTAGTCTGAAAGGTTATAATAAACATTTAGTTAATTATAGAACATCATCCGAAAGTATTAGAGATTTATTAGAATTATCTTGCTCTATAGAAAGTTTTTATAAAACCCATCCTTTTAATTTTTATACTAATTATTTATTAAATTAATTTACAATTAAATTAATTTACATTTTAAGTCCATCTTTAATTTGCTCAACCCGTACCCAAGTTAATGGACGAGACATTTTGACACCAAATTGTAATAATATAAAAATAATAAGAGCAAGGGCAAAAAATTTAAGTAATGAATTAATAAATTTTTCTAAATGTAAATTCATCCCCCCAATCTGTATGTGAGCTTCTTTACTTCGTATTTTAGATAAAAGTGGGTCTAAACTAGGCATTATAATACCATCTATAAATGAATTCGCAATTTCTGCTACACTGTTTGCAATTAATAAACCTAAGACAAATCCAATAACATTAAAATCTTTTAATACTTGATAAAAACTTCCAACCCCTTCAGAAAGCAATTCTTCTGTTTGATTCATTATTTTTGTACCAGCCATTATAATATATAATTAGAAAATAATTTAAATATATTTAAGAATATAATTATATATTTTTTGTATTAATATATTAATATGATTAAAAACCCTTATAAAATTACTTATATTTCTTTAGATTCTAATTTTGATAATGAACCCCATAAACAACTACAACAAGATATCAAAAATATTAAAAATACTTTATCTAAGGAAGATTCCTATGATTATAATCAATTACTAGATTTATTAAAAATAAAAAATAAAGAATTGTATAGAAAAAACACAGGATTTAATCTTCATCATTATATTTTTATAGGTACTATTAATACTGATATACAAACTATTTTAATTAAAATAGAAACGACAATGGATTATCCTGCTAAGACTGATTTAGATTCACTAAATACATTCTTTGGTTATAATTGTAGGGAGATTTGGGGAGATTTTAAAAAATATACTTCTATAAAATTTATAGAAAGCTATATTCGAGAGGATGATACACTTTCATCTATTAAAATTACTCTATGTAGTAAACTACAACCCTATTTACCGAATGATGATATCTTTATGTCTGAACAAATTTATTTAACGTGTAAACTGGATGTTAACTCTTATATGTATTTATATGACGATGTTAAAACGCCAGATGTTTTACCAGAAGATATAATTATACAATCTATAATTAAAAAAATATTACAAAAACGTATAAAATTAAATTATCAGAATATAAAGTTTGAGTTACTTTCATTTGGTTATAATGACGAAGAATCTAAATTATTTCTAGAAAAATATCTAAATGATATATCATCCTTAGATTTAAATAGTATTGCTCAAGATATTCAATTAAAAATATACTTAAATAATTTTATTGTAAATCCATTATTAACTCATTCTTATTATACTTATAATAAAATAAATATTTATATTAATAATTTTTTATTACATTTTTTAGATAAAGAGTATGAAGGGTATGATATTTTACTAAATACTATTAAAAATACGTTAGATGAATCAAATAATAATAAAATATTAAATTCTTTTGGGAATATAGAAAATAATGAATTATTTGTTTATAATTTTAGAAATATACATAACTATACTATTACTAAAAAATTATTTAACTTAGATGATTTAGAAGATACAAATAAATATTTTAATGGATTTATTACTAAATTTTTTCCTAAAATAACAAATTCTAATTATGCTTCCTTATTATCTAAAAAAATAATAGATGATGATTATTCTGAAACATTAAAAATGTATAATAAAGTCATTGATACTAAGACTTCATTATTTTCTATAATAGATGATAGATATAACTATTTAGAAGACTTAGATATTAGGATATCACATACGACTTATAATCAAACTATTATAAGTCATAATCTAAATTTACCATTAGATTTAGATTTAGTTAGATTATTTAATGAATTAGATTTATCATTTACATTACCTTTTGTAAAACTCAAAGATCCTAACACAAAAAATAGTGTCTATAAATTATATAAAGCTGTAACAAAAAAAATAGATAATAAATTACCAGAAGTTAGTAAAAATGTATTATTAGAATGGATAGACATAAACTCTTATGAATGTGTTAATGGCATATTTACGCCAATAAAAGGATTACCAAAATTCATTAATTATAAAATAAAATTAATAGATTTATTATTAAAAAATACTATAAATAAAGGTGTTATAATTAAACTAAACTATGATAATTCTATTTTAGTATCATTAGATGTTCAGGTAGAGGATATAGTATATGTAATTAACATAGAATTTGTAAAAAATGTTAAAAGTACTTATAAAATAGATGATAAAATAGAGTTTTATAGTTCGGATACGTTATATGCGGATATAGAGATTACAAAAAAGGGTTGGATAGAGCTTAAAATAAATTATAAAAATTCTAATTATTTAATAGATAATTCAATATTAATTAAAATAATAGCAGAATTTAATAAGTTTATTGATAAAATTAAAAATATAGACTATTTTAAAAGTTATACTAATATAATTTTACCTATAAATAGTGATTTATTAACATTAAATCCTACCTTTTATAATACCCTGTTTTCATATAATAATATATCATTAGATTTGGAATTAGGAAAAGATATAGAAATAACTTATGATGGTATTAAAAATCTAGCAGTTAATTTTTTCCCATATTTATCTGTTAGGAATGAATTATTTTATAAAGATCAAAACATAGAATTTTTTAATGAAACGGTTGATGGTAATATTTGGATAGATGCTAAAATTACTAATATACACGAAGATGATACATATAGTATTTTAGTTTCCGATGTGATAAAAGGGACAAAAATAACACAAACGGTTGATAGTAAATTCATCAGAATAAAAGGAGATGTTAATTATAGAAAATATATTAATTTGGTTTATAAAAGAATTTCAGATTTTAATGAACAACCTCCTATAAAACAGTTAATATATAAATTATATAAACAAAATCAAAGTAGAAATATAATATTTAATAGAATAATAAAAGAGTATGAAATAAATGTCGAAACCGCTAAAAGTTTAATAAATACAACAATCGAGGAAGATATATCTGATTTGTCTTATAATATATTTCAAATGGGTATTAATATAAGATTTAATTATTTAGAACCCTTGGAAAAAGATACAATAAAAAGTTACAAAGTACATATCGATGGTTATAAAACAGTAAAGGAATTAGATTCTATTAAACATTTTTTACTTCATTTCTTAAAAACCTATGCAATTATTAAAAATCCATTATTAAATCATTCTTTTATTGACAAGTATTCAGACTATATAGATATATCAACATTTGATAAAGATATTATAGATATAAGTGATAATATAGAACAAGATCAAACTATTAAAGAAACAGCTGTAAAATTTAGTGAATTTGATACTAGTTGGTTAGATGAAGATTCGGATTTGGATTCAGATTCAGATTCAGAAAGTGAAGATGAACAAGTAAGTATATTACCACCCCCTATTATGTCTAATGAATTTGACGAAAGTAAAAAAAAAGATATATTATCGGATTATGAATTAGTTCAGAATGAAACTAAAAATCCAATTTTAAAAAGATTGTATGATAACGATAATATATTATTTGATTGGGTTTCACCTTCAAACAATAAGAGATACTCCAAAATTTGTCAGAGTATTAGATATCCTATTTTAATATCTGATGAGAAAAAAAAATTTATAGATGAGCAACATCCAAAATCCTATAATGAGTCTCTAAGTGATATAGATTGTAGTTCTAAAACGAAGAAAGATTTATTTAATAGTAAAACAAAATGCTCCGCAATAAAATGGGGAAGTTCACCAGAGAATTTAAATTGGTATATATGTCCTAAAATATGGGATTTACAGGATAATGTATCATTAAATATAAGCGAACTAGAATTTAAAGGATTAGGTCATAATCTATCTGAACAAGAAGGTATAGCTTTATATGGTGATAATTATTTGAGTAAAGATTTTATATCTAATAAAAAAAAATGGCGTGAAGATACTACTAAATCAATCATAGGTTCTAAAACATCTAAAAAATTTCCAGATATTTTAGAATTTGGTCCAATGTATAAAGGAAGAGGTGTTGTTAGTAATATGAAAAAAATATCATCAAGAGCATCTTTATTAATTGAGGATGCTACAAAACAAAAGAGATATAATTACCCTGGATTTTTAAAATCAAATACACATCCAGATGGTTTATTTGTTCCTTGTTGTTTTCAGGGAAGTAGTAAAAATATAGCAACTGTTTTTGGTGATACAGAGGAAGATGTAGATGATTCGAATGATTATATTCAAGGTTCTGATAAGAGTTTAGGTTGGAATCCAACGAGAATCGGATTATTGCCGAAAGAGTTATTTTCTTATTTTGGAATGACGGAAGAACAATGTAAAACAGGTTCTTTAGATATAAAAAATAAATGTTTTTTAAGAATGGGTATAAAACAGTCACATAATAATTTTTTTGCGTTAATAGCTTCCTTATATCCTAAAAATTTAACAAGTGACGAAAATGATATACTTGATTTAATACTGAAAAACATTACTGAAGAAGAATTTAAAACATTAAATAAAGGTAATTTAGAAATATTATTTAGGGATAACATAAGATATATATCATCATTCCAGAACTATCTAGAATATATTATATCTGATGAGAAAAAAAATTATAAGCATCTTTATGATTATTTAACCCGCCCTCATCCCTGGTTATTTAAAAATGGATTAATATTAATAATATTAGAATATAAAGATGACGCTTATTTTTTACATTGTCCTTATTTTATGGATACTAGTTGGTATGATAAAAACGCATTAATATCAATTGCAATTAAAACCAACGATGTTTTAGAACCAGTATTCTTATATAATAAAAGTTATCAACCTGTTAGAAGTTTTAATAAAACTGAACAAAATATTTCTACCTTATTTAAACAAATTGAAACGTGTATACAGCAAAGTAATATTAAAAATAATCCTATAATAAATCCACTTTCCGTTAGAAGTAATTATAAAGATACTGTAGATTTATTAAAATTGACTTCTCGTATTCAAGAATTGGATAGTTCTTTAAATTATAAAATTAAAAAATATTTAGTCGATGATTATAATAAAATAATCGGTATATTAACATTGGGAAACGTTATTATTCCGTGCACTCCAAATGTATTAGATGAAAAGATGATTAAAAATGAGCATTATATTATAATTAATGAATTAACAGATCTTATTTATGGAAATGAGATGATGGAACATTTAGATAGATTAAGTAAATTACTAAACTATAGTATTAATCCTTTAAAAAAAATAGTTAAAAATGATAAAGTTATTTCGTTAGAATTAGAAACTGGTTTAATAATTCCAACAAAAGAAACGGAAATTAATATATTGTACGACACAAGTTATAATGAATTGCCTATAAATAAAAATATGGAGAATATAGATAGTAAAATAAAAAATTATTCCACCTTTTATAGTAATAAATTTTTTATTAGTAAAAAAACCATATATGATATTACTGATATTATAAATACTATTGTTAATGTATATTTAGACCCATCTAAAAAAATTGAAAAACTATATATAAAACAAGGTATAGTATTAGGGGTTATTTTAAAAAATGGGTTACTTGTAGAAATAGAACCTATAACCTATAGTGATATTAAGATAAAAGATATAATTAATTTAGACATAGATGAAATTGAGAAATATGAATCTGATTTTTATGTAGATGATTATGATAAAACTATTTATAATTACTATGAATTATGGAAATTTTCTAATTATATATTAGGAGTTAGACCTATCCGAAACATAATAAATAATAAAAAAGAAGTTACAGCTATTTTATTAGAACAGGAAAGTATAATAAAAATAAAACCAATTTTTAAAATATTTAAGAGAAAAGGTCACAATTATTTAATAAATTCATTAATAGATAATGATATTAATTTACATATAGATGATATAAAACCAAAATTATATGACTCGGTATATATTGACGATAGAATAAAACATATAAAGCAAATAGAGTATAAAAAAGATCTTTATATAAAACTTAGAAAGGCAATCAGTACATTTTTACAATTATCTGAAAATTATGTTATAAAACAGTTTTTAAAAGAACAACTAAATTATTTAGGTAAAACCATAACTCAAAAAAGAAATGATATTTATTTTATAATAAATAAATTATTTAGTTTAGTTGGAGATCATAAATTAATAGAAGAACAGGAATTTAATAAATTAACTATAAATAATACATTACCAAATTGTTTGTTATTAAATACTACAAAAGATTGTAAAGAGTTATGTACTTCACAAGATAAAAAACATTTTATACAAGATACAGATAAGTCGCTATTTAATAAAATATGGCTAAGATATTATCCTAATTATAATACAATTTTAAGTACAAAAGAAAATTTAACAACATATTTAACTGAAAATACTGACTATGCTATTAGTAAAAATGAAGAAGATAATATAACAAATTTTTTTGAGTTTATTTATACAGAGGCGTTAAAAATAGAAGATAGTGATGATATTATTAAAGAAAAACTAACTCAAATACGAACCAATAAAACCATTATAAATACAATTATAGAAAATATAATAAAACTGGATTATTTTAAATGTAAATATAATATTTTTACTATTTATAAAGGACCTAAACCTTCTAATTATAAAAGTTTATATGATAGTTTTTTAAATACTTTTTTGGAAGAAATTATTCGAAATAAATTTAAACGGTCCCAAATTTTAGATAATATTAAATTGGTTGATGAAAACACAAAATATACACATAATCCAAATGAAATAATAATTTTAGATACAGATATAGAAGCATCTAAAATAACCGAACTTTATTTAACAATTAAAAAAAAATATTATAAAAATATTACTAGTTATGATGACGCATATCCTATAGAAATTAAAGAATTAATAAATAGTTCTATACATTTATCTAAAAATATAAAATATAAAATAAGTTCCCGTGATTCAGATTTAACCTATTCTATTATTAAATTTACAAATGGCACTAAATTAAATAAAAACTCAACATTTACAGCAAAATCTAAGAATTTATCTGACATAGACTATAATTATATATCTAACTATTTAGATTTAAAAAATACCAAACTTAAAAAATACCCTATTAAATCTGGTTATAATTATAAATACACTGCATTAGAACATAAAAAATTAAATAAGTTTTAATTTACTAGTATAATTAATTTCTTGATAATGATTACCAATTAATATCTTAGTATATATAATGATATTAGTTATATTTTTACTACTAATTATGTTATCTATTATTTCGATCTATATATCTGGTGAAAAATATATAAATTTTAAAAGAAAACGTGCTCATAAAAAAAAAATACAGTTAGGATTTTTAAAAGATACCCCATCATTTCTTAAAGATTTAACTATTAATCTACAAAAAATAGGTGGACAATTACACGAAGACACGCGGTTTGATCATGTTTCTACCGATTATTTAGACCCTAAGAATATAACATAGATTTATTTTATAAAATAAATAATTAATTTTATAAAATAACTAATTAAAACTTCATAATAACTAATTAAAACTTCATAATAACTAATTAAAACTTCATAATAACTAATTAAAACTTCATAATATGCATACCTATAGCTATACCCATACCTATTATAATATTATTAAATAAATAAGTATCTATAAGACCTATTAGAGAAAATATTATAGTAGAAAGCACAATAAAGAGAGCAAAATTAAATAATGTAGATTTATCATTTAGATTCTGTTTTTTAAGGACAATTAAAAATAAAACACTTGTTACTAAAACAAATGATTTAAGTAACGTTCTAGCAAATCTAGTAAAATTGTCTTCTAATTCTGTATCGCTATTTTTTTGACAGGATGAAACCATTATAATATATAGAAAGAGATTAATTAAATAATAAATAATTAATACTATAGGAAATTTAATATATTATTTAATTTCATTATTTAATTATATTATTTAATTTTATTATTCTATGATATTTTCAGGCAATCTTTCATTAATAACACTAAATTTTAAATCATTGTAAATTACTTTAGTTATATAATTATAGCTAATAATAATATCATTTTCCAAATCTTTATAAAGTAATTTATACTGACCTGGTTTTAAAGGTATAAAGAAATTTTTAGAATCTATTTGTATTGTTTTTTCAATAGTTGTTTTTAAATTTCTAATTTTTATTTCTTCGATACTTTTAGATACGAGTGTATTAATTATTTTACCGTGTATACCTATATGTAATAATTTAATACAATTTATTAGTGAATTTTTATTTTTTGTCCAGTAATAGTTTATATCGCGTTCCCTAACCACTTTTTTTTCAGATAATTCTAATGTTAATTCATACGTATTTTTAAAATGATACTGCCAATCTTGCATTCCACCAAATAAAGCGTACCATTCCGATCCATTTGTAATTCCATCTTTAAATTCCGATTTTAATAAATCAGAATTTAATTTAACGTATTCTTGTGCTAAATATTTAAAAAAATCATCATCGTCACTTTTACTATATACGCCTGATATTGGACCATCATATGGATAGTTAACAACCGCAGCTCCACCGTGAATAGATAATGACATATGAACCTTATTTTTTTTAGCCCAACTTAATATTGCCTCTACTTCTAATTCTCTCTTTTCATCTGGATTCAAAGTAGATATAAATTGGTCTGGAAAATTTCGATTTAAATCTATATTATTACTATTAAAACGTGATGGTATCCATAAACCTAAAAAAGCTCTCTCAAATCCATCAGGATTTAACGATGGCATTATATATATAGTTGTGTTATCTACTAAATATTTTATTAACTTATTTTTAGTATACATTACGCATAAATAATTTATTAAATAAATTGATAATTCTCTCCCTAATGTTTCATTTCCGTGTATATTTGCACTCAGTAAAAACCCTGGTTTTTCATAGTTTTTTTTAATATTAGATGTTATTTTTGTCATAAATAGATTTCTTTTTTTTTTTTTATAACCTATCG